AATGTTAGCAGGATGTTTCTCAAGTCCTCCAAAATCATATTGTGACATAATAGTAATTTGGAGGAAGCGGAATACCAGAATCGAACTGGTGACGAAAGGTTGGAAACCTTTAGTTTTGCCTCTAAACTAATTCCGCAAACGGGTCAGGAGGGACTCGAACCCCCGACCAATTCATTAGAAGTGAATTGCTCTATCCATCTGAGCTACTGACCCTTGTGCTAGTTCCTATCGCCTCTAACCCTGAACTAGCAAGGGGGTCACAGCAGTGGTCTCTCAACCACTCCTATAATATAACCTATGTTTGATGCTCTGTCAACCCCTTCCAGACATCCAAACTTCAGAACCACCAAGGGTAGGCAATGGGTCAAGTTCTAATGTAGTAGGTGCATTCTCAGTTGCAATCTCATACATTACTTGATGAATGTTCTCTGGTTCCTTAGGCAGGACTGACCATGAACCACCAACTCCTCCATCCATATTCACAATAATATCATCAATAGGTTCTTTCATATAGTTTTGATATTCCATTTGTGTTTCTGTAAGAATTGGTTCTCCAAACCATTCATCATAAGATAAAAAAATTGGTGCTGGATAAGTCATGACTGCCAGTGGTGATGAAAGAAGTTGCCTTTTCTATCACACATTGGATCTTCTGTTGCCACACGATATGGCAACATACTCTGCCCTTTAAAACTTGTCCTATCACCAATAATAGAATAGGCAGTTTGAAACTTTGCTCTACCTAAATCTGTTTGCATCTCATTGACCAATCTTTGATTAGCAACAGGTCTATAAAATGTCAAACCTTCATACTGTCCTGATTGATAAACAACATTTGAGACACTATTGGGAAAAGACTTGGAGTTAACTCTGTTTAAGATTGATACCGCCACACAGTATTCATCCATTGTACCCAACGCCGCTTCAACTTGAACAGTTCTTGCTAGGTGATGATAATCAAGAGGTGTCAACGACATCAATATTGCTAAAATCAAAATAATCTTTCCTGTAGTAACGGCCTAAGACATTGCTATTATAGTAGGCAGGAGTGCCATCTGTCAAGCTTTCGGTCAGTACATTATGTATGAAGAGTTGTCTGGTCTCTTCGTAGTTCACCTTACCTGGAGTGATGTGTAAGGATAAGATCTCTCTATTAACAAATCTCTTTCCATGGATCTTAACATCTGCTTTAAGCTCGTCACAACTTCCATAGTAGTTGCGCCAGTTACTTTCAGATGTAACTCTTCTCCGTTTCCCTGAACTAGAACTAGCTCTAGGCTTTCGTTTTTGAAAGAAATATTTTCTTCCAATGTAAAATCTTTTTGTGGGGATACAGGCAATCTTATAAACAAAACCATAGTTGTCCCCAATAAGGCTCCCGTCAAAATAGGTGCCCATGTAGACCCAGGGATTTTCGTAGTCAGGATACTCCTTATTCTTTTTCTGATCTTTTTCCACTTGGTCACAAAAGTTTCTCCAATATTTAGAGATGGTTCCTCATGGAACCACCAGTCATCTTGTTTCTTTGCTTCAATTCTAGAGTTGGAATCCAGAGAATGTATCTTTCTTAACATCTTGTTTAATACCACCTACAACATAAGACTCAACCTCAGTTTCCTGTGGTGCAACCTGAAGACCCTTAGAGGAAATCCAGTGTTGTGTCCATGGTAAAGGATTATTCTTAGCAGCAATATCATAAACAGGTTTAAGACCAATACCCTTGAGTCTACGATTTGCAGTCCACTCAACATACTGCTGAAGAAGTTTATCATTCAATCCAATCATTGATCCATCTTTGAACAAGTAATCTGCCCAACGCTTCTCTTCATTTACAGCACGATCATATGCTTTGTACGTCCACTCCTCTTCTTCCTTCATGATCTGTGCCATCTCAGGATCATCACCCTGCCTCCACTTATTCAGAATGTTCTGAGTGATTGCCAAGTGTTGATTCTCATCTCTTGCAATGAGGGAGATGATCTTAGCTGATCCCTCCATAAGTTTGAGCTCACCGAAGGCGAAACTACAAGCAAAAGAAACATAAAAACGAATACCTTCCAGTATGTTGACATTGGCAACTGCTCTATAAAGTTTACGTTTAAGTTCATACTTGCCTTCTAGTGCATATGGAACCTGCTCCAATGCGTGTTGCCAGTCATTGGAATTATCATAATGGTGAGCACTTTGAATGAAATCATCATAAGATTCAGTCACACTCGCAGCACGTTCTAGGATGCGAGGATCAGTAACAATCTTATCAAAGATCTCTGAAGGATCACTATAGATATTTTTGATGATATAAGTATAGGAACGACTATGAATCATCTCCATAAATCCCCATACTTCCATACATGCCTCTAGTTCAGGTAGGCTACAGTAAGGAATAAAAGCCATCCCAGGACCACGCCCTTGTATGGAGTCAAGCATAATCTGATACTTGAGGTTGCTTGTATAGATATGCTTCTGTTCTGGACGAAGTACTTGATAATCTCCACGATCTTTTTGTAATGAAACTTCTTCAGGTCTCCAAAAATATCCAAGTTGCTGTGTAGTCAACTTATCAAAAATAGGATACTTATATGAATCATACCTCTGGATTCCCAGAGGTTTACCAAAAAACATAGGTTGCTTTTTAGTATTAACTTGTTCAGTGTTAAAGACTGTCATGCCTTTCACCTCATTCATGATATCTTTTCCACCTACTGGTGAAACTTTAAACTGCACAGGATTCACACTCTCCCTCCTCGGATTGTTCTAGTTCTTTTAACAAATTATCTAATGTGGATTTGTCTTCTTCTACCTCATCAGTCTTAATATCATAAGTATTCTGATAGTAGGAAGTCTTCCACCCATACTTATATGTAGTCAAGAAGTCATTTGCCATTACAGAAACAGGAACCTCATTGTCAGGATAGTTCTCTGGATTATAACTCCAGTTACCAGAGATTGCCTGGTCAAAGAACTTCTGCATCACAGCAACAATGTTAATATACCCAGTGTTACTTTTCATTTCCCACAACAATGTGTAATTGTTCTTCAATGTGGCATACTGTGGAACAATCTGCTTAAGGGGTCCTTTCTTAGACTTCTTAATGGACAAGTAGTCTCTAGGTGGTTCAATTCCATTGGTTGCATTTGACACAACGGAACTACTCTCTGAAGGCATCTGTGCTGACAGTGTTGAGTGCCTAAGACCGTAGGTGGCAATAGATGCTCTAAGACCCTCCCAATCATGATTCAACTCCTGAGATGTGATCTCATCAACTTCCTTCTTATATGTATCAAGTGGAAGAATGCCATCAGCATACTTAGTGCGTCCAAAGTATTCACAATATCCCTTCTCTTCTGCAATCTTATTAGATGATTTTAATAGGTAGTATTGGAATGCTTCAGAAAGTCCATGGACTGCCTCCCATGCTTCCTGAGAATCATAAGAGAACCCAAGTTTTGCCAGGTAATGAGCAAGACCAATAAATCCTACTCCAAGTGATCTACGTGCCTTTGTAGCAACTTCTGCTGCCCTTACAGGATACTCCTGATAGTCAATCAATTCCTCTAGTCCTCTGACTGCAAGATCACAAAGATCTTCTAGTTCATCATCAGATTTAATCTTACCAACATTAATAGCAGACAAGATGCATAGAGCAATCTCACCAGGCATCTCTTCGTCAATATGATTGATAGGATCAGTAGGCAGGGTAATTTCCTGACACAGATTACTCATATTAATCTTATCCTTAAAGGAAGAGTGACTATTACAGTGGTCAATGTTCATCAAATACAAACGACCTGTTTCTGCTCTCTCCTTCAAAATGTTTAGAATTAGTTCCTGTGCCCCGATAGTCTTTCTTGGAACAGACTCATCTCGTTCAAACCCCACATATAAATCATCGAACCTGTCAGTACCAAAGGAATCATACAGACCTGGTACGTCATGCGGTGAGAAGAGGCTAATCTCTCCATCTGCAATGAAACGTTCGTAGAAAAGTTTTGAAATTTGGATTGAGTAGTCAAGTTTCCTCACTCGATTGTCTTCTGTTCCCTTATTATTCTTAAGAACAATAATGTCTTCTATCTCTTGGTGCCAGATAGGAAAGTGAACTGTAGCAGAACCACCTCTGATGCCGTTCTGAGTGCAACATCTGACAGTGCTCTCAAACTTTTTAAGGAAGGGGACAACGCCTGTGTGCTGTACCTCTCCACCTCTGATTTTAGCATTGATACCACGAATTCTGCCTGCGTTGATACCGATTCCAGCCCTCTGTGCGACATACCTGCCAATAGCCATATCGCTGCTAAAGATACTATCGAGGGTGTCATCAACATCAACGAGAACACAAGATGCAAATTGACGCAAGGGTGTCCTGACGCCTGCCATGATGGGCGTTGGGATGTTGATTCTGTGTTTGGAGATTGCATCATAATACCTTCTGACGTATGAGAGTCTTACATCCTTTGAATAGTCACGAAAGATTGTCAATGCAATCATAACATACATGAACTGAGGTGTTTCGTAAACGTTTCCAGAACTACGATCCTGCACTAGGTATTTATCTGCTACTTGCCTCAATCCAGCATAGGTGAATAAGAAGTCACGTTCATGATCAATATAAGTATCTACTTCATTAATCTCCTCAAGAGTATACTTGGCAAAGATGTCCTTATCATAGACTCCATCGTAAGCACATTCTGTGATGTGATCAATGAGAGCAGGCAACTCACGAACCTTCCCATACAATTGCTTCCTAATAGAAAATAGAAGCAGTCTGGCAGCAACAAACTGATAGTTAGGATGATCTAGATCAATTAGATCAGAAGCACTCTTAATTAAAATCTCTTGGATTTCTGTTGTTGTGATTCCATCATAGAACTGAATTCCAGAAGTCATCTCAACTTGACTAGCAGATACTCCTGCAAGACCCACACAGGCTTCTTCGACCATTAAATGCATCTTATCAAGGTCAAGAGACTCAATTCTTCCATCCCTCTTTTTTACTTTTGTGCCATTGCTCATATTTTTTTCCAAGTATTGAATTTAAGTTTTGCTTCTAAACCAGAATGCGTGTTTGAATCTATAATTTTCTGAACATCATGTCCAGCTAGGACCATATCATTTATGTCCTTTTCTCTAATAGTATTTGGCCAGATGACCAAGGAATCACCTTTATCAATTGCACGTCTGATTCTATTGACGATTTCACTGTTACGTGGCTCGTTATCATAGACCCACACAGGATTGCTAATGCCCCAGATACTAATATCAGCATCAGCTCCACACATAGCAATTGCGTTTGAAATGAACGTACTGTCAAATGGTCCTTCTGTAATAAAGACTGGAGAGTCTTTTGTGATTGAATCAAGTCCATATATTTTTGGTGCCTCATCATCCAACATAATGGTTAAGTATTTAATAGGGTTTGTAGACAGTGCTCTGCCCTGAATCCCAATCAGATTACCCTCATAGTATAGAGGGATAACTATTCTTTGTTCCCCATACTTTGTGCTATCAAAGGAATTGGGTTTGATTGTATTTACAAACTCTTTAAAGTTTTTAGCATAGTAAAACTCTCCAGAGAAGATTGCTCTGTCCTGAAGATACCTCTCTGAGATAGGTTCATCAAATGCACTAGGCAAACCAATCTTAACTTTGGTTTTAAAAACAGGTTTAGATGCGCCAACAGTTTTAAATATATCTTCTGGCATTTCATTAACATAGTTCTTACCAGTATGTCCACCTTTAAATTTCTCAAATACATACTCTTTATGAGTCTCAGGGTCAATCTGTTTCAAGAAATTATTGAGAGACATATTGACACCACAGTTGTGACACTTGTAGTTACTATTGTTCTTGATTCTGTAAAAGTAACCTCTTGCTTTAGTCCTATTCTTCTGAGAATCCCCACATAAAGGGCAGCGACAATTATAGAGGTTAGGTTTTACTCTCTTGAACTTAGAAAGTCTTGAAGAAATAAAATTGATGTATTTTACATCAACGTAATCCATACTGCTTAGTTCGTATAACTCCTTTCCATTCTAATAGGAGGTTCTATATGCGTCAAGAGCTCTTGTATGGATGTTCTATTATTAGCAGTAATGGACAAAAGTGCCATAGCACCCATTGCCATCCAGACACGCTTCTCTAATCCACGTATTCTTTGCAACACACTGTCATGATCTGAGTCCATTTTATCACGGAGTTTGTCAATTTTTGTAAAGAGTACAACGTCAATTTCTTCTTGTTTTGATATTCGCTCTTCATGAACAGCAAGCATCCTGCTAACTGTAGTATTTACCTCACTTAATTTTTCAATAGCTGCATCTATTTTTAGGACTATTGGTCCAAGATCTTGTATCTTCTGTTCTAAAATTGCAATCTTAACTTGATCGTCCATTGAGTTTAAAATATGGATTGAAGTTTGATGCCTTCTTTCTTGCTGTCTTTTCTTGTCTCTTAGTCTTCCTATCCATCAAGTCTTTGATGGCTTTCTTAACATATTTATTTCTACCATCAAATTTCATAGCAGAGTCGTAACCAGCAGTTGGTCCCTTTGGATCAGAAGATCCACTAAATCCACCAGATCCCCCAGGAGGATTTGCAACCATACCTTCTTCATTAACACTGAATTCATTATACATTGCTGAACGAAATGCATTAATGACTTTATCAATCTTATCCTTATCCATTAGTAACTCTCCTTAACTCCTCTAAACATTTCTGATCCATTTCAATATCATGAATAGCAGTTCTAGGATATTCTGGGAGTCTATCCAAAAAGACTATAAAAGTTTTTGTCACATCCCACAAATCTTCATCAACTTTGTAAAAAAGCATTGGAGTAGTTGCATCACCAAACACATTATACAAAATGATAAAATGATTTACCAATAAATGTGTTCTTAATTCACCACTACTCTTGTATCGTTTCAACAACCTTTTGATATATCTGAAGTGATTCAGATCCTTATCAAAGTCCTCACGTGTTACCGCTTGGGGGTTCTGATAATGTTTAATAGCAAAGAGAAGAAAATTCTTCTCATTCAATTCATTAAATAACATCTAATTATACTAAGGTGTTGGGTAATCTGTGGTTCCTGTTGTGATTCCAGACATTGCAACAAGAGTTTCTTTCTTGACTCTAAAGTTTCCATCTGTGTCAACATATGTGGTAACACCAACCCATCCCTCATGCATACCCCAATATGTGGGGTTAGCAACCTGGAGACCTTCTGCCTCTGTCACACCATAGACAAAATTGTCACCTGGATTGTTTAGAATATTACTTTCACTATACTTGGAATCAAGAATACTTGATTTAGGAAGTTGTGTTACTCCAAACACCACACCACCAATGGCGGCACCTGAGAGTCCCATTGTGCTACCAATTGTAACTTCTGTTGTGCTAGCAACGCTGACAATTACAGCATCACCAAAGTATGTGGTTGCCTTTGTGCCAAAACGAATTACATCACCCTCTTGAGCAGATCCAGTCTGACCAAAAGATGTAGCAGATCCAGTAACAACACCAGTACTATAATCTAGGGAGATAGCACCTACGCTATCTACATTGTCATTATTTCCCCAAAGTGCCATGTCTTTTCCTAATAAACTTTGTTAGATAGAAATATTTATAAAAAAATAGGAGACAAGTTTGTCTCCCATAGAATCACTCTTCTCTTGTTTTAATTGCCTTTGTTACAACTTCAAGTAATTGATCATCCATATCTGTCTTAGTCAACTTAACTGCTTTAGCAAGAATAACAAGACAGATCTCAACCATTTTCTCACCGAGTTCTTCATTCTCTGGAATTTTAGAAACTGCATCAGAGATAATTTTGGATGCTAATGGAAGTAAAAAAGAAAGCATGATAACCTCATATGATATCTGTACTCTATATATCAGTCAATTACTCAACACCGTATCTACGATCAGACTTACTAGTGTCCATATTCTTCTTTGCCATCTTAGTAGCAGTAGCGTACATTACTGACTTAGCATCAGCACCATATCTGCTCTTAAAACTCTTAAGATTCTTCTTCATACCCTTGACAATCTTTTCCTTCTCATCAGTTTCTGCTTTGTCAAGAACTTTCTCTTCAAGTGCTGCTTCTTTTATCTTCTCACGCTTTGCTTTAGTCTTAGCAAGAATACGTGCCTTGGCATCATCCTGATCCTTCTTAGGAATAGCAGTTACAGCACCAACTTTCTGATCAACATCACCAGGAGCATACCCCTCAGCATGCCCCATTGGAATTTTGCCTGACTTCTGAGCCTGCAATCTCTGCTTATCAAGCATCTGCTGCCTCTTCATCAATTGTCCCTTGATTTGGAGTTGCTTCTTCTTTTCAGGATCAACTTCCTGCTCTTCAATTTCAACTACTTCAAGGATACTACCACCTAATGCTTCAAATGCCTCCTTCATTGGAGGATTTATTACAATTTTATTATTTACTTTCTTCTCTTTGACTTCCTTACTCATATCATCAGTCTTAGGAACTGATGAGGTAATATCAACAACTTCACGAATTTCAAGATCACTTCTCCATGAAGAATGCTCAGACAATCCAAGTTTCTGCTTCACTGCCTGACGTTCTGTTGAACTAATGCCAGACTGAGAACCCATGTAATCATTAAAAGCTTTAAAAAGATTACCACCTTCCTTTCTTGCTTTATATCTGATTGCCTTGGTCATTTGAGTGACCCTACCTTTCACCTCTTCTGGTGTATTGTCTTGTTCAGAGATCATGACACTAGATTACTTCTTTTTTCTGTATTTATTTATGAATTCTCTTCCATATCCTTTATATGGTTTGCCACCAGTCTGAACATTTGTCTTTTCTCCCTTGTCAAATCCAGGTGTCATGTCAGCAGCATATTTAAAGTATCCAGATGTTCCAATCAAAGTGTTTGGTTTACCAGGAAGTCTATTCTTCCTACTCATCTTAACTTCTGTATACTCTTTCAAGTCTTGGATCCATGACTTAAACATAATATTATCTTCAGTTACACAGATAAGATAGTTAGTTCCTCTTCTAATAACCTTACCAATCAGTCCAGTATTCAGGTTCTCAACCAAACCATCTACCTTGAAGATCTTACCAGAGACATAACTTTCCCTAAGATTCTTCCAGTCAAACTTAGGTGCAATCTCCCACAGACTCCATCCCTCTTTTACTTCCATCCTCTTACGAAGATTAACCATCATCTGTTTAGCAGTCTTATCGTCAATAATTTTAGGAACACCCTGTCTAAATGATTTAAAATCATTTTCTGCTGCTGCCTTTCTTACTTTGGAAGCAGACATTCCCTCTACACCTTCTGCATCCTCATCTCTTTCTCCAGCAGATACAGTCTCCAAACCAGAAAAATCATAGAGTTGGCCATTGTAATCTCCTGAGAGCTTTTCAAATTCCTTAACCCTATCACCACCAACGACAATTTTAACACTTGAATATCCATCTTCATGCCCCTGTTTCAGAACGTCAAATATAGTCCTAGCATTAGGATCATTTACAATGTTCTCTGAATAATCAGGGAACATTTGTCTCATCACATCTACCTTTTCATCAGGATCATATGGATTCTTTTTCTTATCCTGTGATCTTGATGGATAAATCTTTAAAGATCCTTTACCTGATGCCTTCTTAGCAGCATCTAAAAGTTTTTGATGACCTATTGTAGGTGGATTGAATCTACCAAAAGTTACAGTTAAAGGTCCAAGATCTTCTTTAGGTGAACCATCTGCTGTTGTAGGTTGAGGCATTCTCCTTTGAGTTCCATCTGCAAATGCTCCATACTCTCCTTGCTCTTGAGATGTTGATTGCTCAGGTTGCTTTGTTTCTTTAGATTCTGCATCATCAGTCTGTTGTTTTTCTTTTTTTGACAGCATCTCGAGTCTGCCACTTTTGGTTACAGCAACTCTGCTACCATCTTTATCATACCAGTTGCCATGACCATCACCAGTCAGTCTCAGGCGTTCTGCTTGATCTGATGCTTGAGATGTTCTTGCTTCCCTAAAGAAACTTAAAAAGGATTTCATTAGTTATAATTTTTCCCCATAACAATATTTAGGTGCCTGCCAAGTTGAAGACATCAGAGTCAGAATCAGGAGATACACCTGTCTCATCAGTAAACTTTTTAAGATCATTCTTAGATGGTTCATCAATCCTTTTCCTTGCCATATCATGATACTCTTCAGAGAGATCAAACCCAATGTAATCATGTCCAAGTAGATTAGCAACCAGACCAGTAGTTCCAGAACCACTATATGGGTCAAGAACAACACCAGGTTCTTGCATCACAGCATGAATGCATCTTGTAGGAAGTTGAATAGGATATGGAGCAGGGTGAGGATTCCTCATCTCAGGACCAAACTTCCACACACTTGTCCACTCAGCACACTTTCTGGGAAGTCTAGGATGCTTTGCTCCTTTACATAACCAAAATATTCTTTCATCAGTTTGAATGAATCTATATCCAGAAATCTCAGGACCACTACCTCTATTCCATACAATCTCTTCTCTGATGTTCCATTTAGTCTTAGTCAACCATGCCCATGGTGAGATGGCATCACCTTTATAATACCTGACCTTATGATTATAGAAGAGGGACCCACCCTCCTTTGTCTTATCAAACAGGATATCTAGCAGTTCAATCTGCTGCTCTTGGTACTCCTCCTCAGGCAGAGTATCATCAAATGCAGCATATTCAATCTTACGAAACAAACCCCCACCTACACCACACTTGTTGTAGGGAGGGGAGGTTACAGTACAATCAATAAAGTTATCTTCAAGACCCTTTGCCAACTCAATACAGTTACCAGTTCTCAGGTCAATCATAGTTGTGCGCTTATATGGGAATATTATAGCACACTTACTGGACTTTGACAAATGGACCAGCAAGGTCTCCTTGATCAATATTCATCTTTGATGATAGGAAGTATGCATGTGAAATAAGTTCACCAAGTTTTTTCTTTTTATCCGCCTCATAAAACATTTTGATATATCTAAGATGTCTCAGCTTTGCTCTCATCTTTTGATCAAAATTCTTACCACCAGGAGATCCACTATCCCTCAATGATAACATCTTGATAAACATATCTGGTTTAACTTTCTTACCCTCAAATGTAAAATTCCCTAGATCAATAGGAACTTTAGATCTCTTTCCAGATATAATACTTTCAATATAATTCTGCCAATACTTTACCTCTCTATCATTCAGTTGCCTGTTCATAGGTATATTGTAATTGATGTCTTCTCCTGTATACTTCTTTACAAGATCTGCCATCTTTGGTGCAGGGATAGAACCATTTCTAGCAGCTGCTGTTGTATATTTACCTTTGTTATTTAAAACTAAATCTCTTGGTTCAGTAGCATCAGCAGCCTTACTTGAACCTTTACTCTCCCAGGAATACTTCTTAGCATATGTGCCTGCTTCAAATCTAGCAGCAAATCTTAAAGAGTTACCTGAGAAATCAACAGTGCCTCCTCTTTTACTGACATCCATTACAGTCTTAAGTGGAGTTTCAATATCACCATCCTTAACATCTAATCCGTCAGGACCCAAGTGTAAATTAGTTTCATATACTTTGACATTAGCTCCCTTTGTCTTCTGCTTAAGGGAGATAGGTATCATCTTCTTTTCTTTCAGCATTTGAGTCATATATGCATTAACTGTTCCAACAAATACTTCAGGGTCAAGATCAGAAAACTGATCTTTCAATGCATCAATCATCTTCTTCATTTGAGCATCATCTGATTTCTTTGTCATATAGACATCAGCAGTGTTCCAAGAATCTTTCTTGTTTGTAAATATAGACTTCTGCTCTCTGGAAAAACTATCCCAGATGTAATTAATTATAGTTGTTGTTGATGACGCAGGTATGGTCTTAGTCCTACCATCGTAGTGAGCATATAACCAAGTGCTATCTTTTGTTCCCTTTGCATGTTTGAGATACTCCATAATAGCATCAGTTCCAGCAAGAATACCTTCTCGCCAGTCCTTAGACATGCCTGAATATTCAGCATCCATTGCCTCTGTCATGTCAACACTGTCACCAGGGACAGTGGATTGACCATTATTAATTGCTTGATAATATGAGGCAATGGTTGCAGCTTCAAATTGTGCTGTATCAGCCATTGCTTAGACCTCAGTCAATCCAGGAGTTTACTATCTCTTCAATTCTAGCAAGTTCTGCTTCAGAAAAAGTCACTTCTTCCTTCATACCTTTCTTGCCTTTCTTCTTATCAGAAAGTGCCTTCTTCATAGACTCCTTCTCATCACCATCACCATCAAAGTCCAGATAGTCAGGCTTAGAACCTTTCTTCTCTGCTACAAACTCTTCATTCTTGGGTACACAGTTTGGGACCATCTTGCCACCCTTCTTTTTCATCCCAACTTTTTTGTGGGTATCCCAACAAGGATCTTTATCCTCTTTAGCTAGTTGTGCTTTACGCCCTGCAGGATTCTGAATTGCAATTCTACGTTGCATCTGCTTATTGGCTTCCTTTCCTTTACCATGACGAGCAGCAACAACTTCCTTAGCATATGCTTTATTAGACTGACGTTCCATCTTCTCTTTAGGAAGAGGTTGGTAACCTTCAACCATCTCCAGAAGACCTGTCCTCACAACAGCAACTTCTTCTGCTACCAAAGCAGCATGATGTCTCTGAATTCTTTTTTCTTGATTATGTCTTACAGACCAAGTTTCTTGAAGTCTTTTTGAGTACCTATACTCAGCAAAACCTTCTAACTTGTTTGCTTTTGATTGAATACGATTAAATGTCTCAGCAAATGCATCAAAAAGTCTAGAAAGTTTTTTATTTCTTCCTACATTCTCACCCTCTGCAAGAATCTCAGACAACATATCTGCTGCTTCTTGAACTCCAATTCCATTAGCAAAAAGAGTTTCACATACTTCTTCAGAGATTTCACGAAGATCATTATCAGTAAGAGATTCAGTATTCATTTCACTGACTGGATCTCTTTGTGAATAATACTCTTCCTTTGCTTCCACACTATGGACAGCACCATATGCTTCCATGAAGTTATGCATTGATGAAGACATTTTCGTTCGCAATTACTATTCCTGTTTTTATTTATACTTCTTCTTCTTTTTGTTTTTGCTTATTGAACCCAAAAGGCATATGATCTGGATGATCTTCAAGTCTCATCTTATGTGCAAGAGCACAAACAGACTCCATTACCTTTATGCAGTCTTCAGTCTTTGAACCCTCAGGCATATTCCTGAGAATAATATCAAACAGGGGAAAGAACCTATCTGATGCTGCATGGACTTCGTCAGTTGTTAGTGGATTCAAATTCATTTTTAAGTTCCTCCTCAATTTGATTGTCAATGTTTGCAATGATATTACGAATATCAATGATTCTTGTTGGGCAACAGAATACATCTAATGTATATCCATTCTGTTCACGAAATAATGCTTGCCTTACAGCAACTGCACTTCTCACATCAAGTTCAAGTTTAATCATACATCTCCTTCATTACGGTTCTCTGAATGATGGACATCAAAAGATCCACCAGGATAACGTTTCTCAAGTTTCTCCACATTCATTTCAATGATCTCATCAATGGATGTATCCAGTCCCATACATGCTTGAGCAACATACCACATGATGTCTCCAAGTTCACGTTTGAGGTGAAACAGATTTTCATCATTGACAGGTTTACCCTGGAAGATAATCTTCTTAACAATCTCAGTAAACTCACCTGCCTCAGCAGACATTCCTACAGCAGCAGTAAGCAATCGCTCGGTAGGAAACTCTTGACCTTCAAGTTCTTGGATACGATATACAAAAGCTTGGTGGTCCTTACTTTGTTCTGAAGTGACGCCATCTACAAATTCCAGGTATCTTTGTGTGTCTACAGTCATAAATTTATCAGAATTTGAATCCATCGAATGTCTTCTTTGGTTTTTCATCGTAACTATACTCTTCATCCTTCTTGTTGTCAAGAAGGTCTTCTTGTGCAGACTGTTCACAGTCATACAATCTCATCTTTGCTCTATCAATACCCACAACAAATCTCTTATTGATATTGATATCATTGTATCTGTTCTTTAATTGCTTGACTAGTATTTGTCCAAGCCCCTCAAGGTCATCAGTTGAAATAAGGGCAAACATAAGATCAGCAGTAGCAGGGAGACCAAAGGACTCACTAGTGTCAGTAAGCTCAACATCACTGCTGCCATAACCAGAGCGAGTGGTCTGCGTGGCAGAAACGATAGGGACGTTTGCCTCGCAAGCCAACCCTCGAAGCTCTTCAGCAATTGCCTTGACAGTAGTATATGAATTGACATTACTTCCTGCGCGATATCTTTCGGAAGCGCATATATTAAGGTAATCAATAAAAATAATATCAGGTCTAAATGATTTCTTAAGTGCAAGCTCATTGAGAAGTGACTTAAAGTGTCCTGCATGTGCAGTAGCAGTAGGATATTCTTTAATTATAAGAGAACCTTGAGTTTTTTGAGCAACATTGTTGACTTTAGTTTCAAATATCTGCTTTGGAAGACTTGCAATGTCTCCAATAGGAACATTCAAAAGATTAGCATCAATTCTTTCTGCAATTCTTTCCTCAGCCATCTCAGCTGTGATGTATAGTACGTTCTTACCTTGGAGTAACACACTGCTTGCGACATGACACATAAACAAAGACTTACCAACACCAGTGCCAGCAAGAGCAATATTGAGTGTTTTATTTGGAAGGCCACCCTTTGTAATTTTGTTGAGGAAGTCCAGGTCGAATGAAATCCTTTCTTCTTTCTTGTTATATAAGTCATACCTCTCTCCATAATCCTCCAGGTAGTCATGACCTACATGATTATCAAAAGAAACAGCAAGTGCTTCAGAAAGGATTGAAGGAATTGCATCTGGATTTTTCTTTTCATCACCGCCATCAGCAATCTGAATAGACTCCATCAGGGCAAGGTAGATAGCACGATCACGACACCACTTCTCAGTAGTGTTCATTAACCATTCCATCTCAGCAGGTTCACTATCTAGATGTTCAATAAGAGTAGTGATCTCTTTGTAAGAGGTTTCATTAATGTCATTCCTTTTCTCTACTTCAATATTAAGAACTTCTTTTGTAGGAACCCTATTATATTCAGTTACAAAGTTACTGATCTCATCATAAAGTGTTTTTTGATTGAAGTCTTGAAAGTATTCTGTCTTAATAAAAGGAATTACTTTCCTTAGATATTCTTCATTGTATAAAAGGTTCTTGAGAACAAGAAACTCAACCCTCTCCATAACTAAATTCCTTTCTAGCGATTTGATCTAATTGTTGCATTACTTCTTCAGTGAAGTATTGTTCTGGGTCTTTCAGGATTGCCTTGGCATAAACCTTCTTGCCATCCATCTCATAGCGTCCTGCTACATTCTTCCATAATCCTCCAAGTTCTCCCAACTCAAGTAATCCATAGTACCTATCTAGACCCCTATGATCATAAAATAAACGAATAGTTACATCCTTGTTCTCCTTACTTAGACGCGACTTGTGAGTCTTAGCCTTGATAAGATTACCTACCACTTCTGTTCCATCCTTCTCTTTCTTCTTACTAAGATAGATGATTGTACTTGCTGCATACTTGAGACCAGATCCTCCTCCCATTTCCTTTGTAGGGACATAAGAACCAATGACATCGTAAGTGTGATTTGTTACTAGAAGTGGAATATTTGCTTGACCAAGTTTGAGTGTAAGCATACGGAATGCTCCTTTGACAAGTTGAGATTTGGTCATGTCCCTGACTTGCTTGTCATCTAAAGCATCACGAATCTCCTTCTCTGTGGATAGCATACCCAAAGAGTCTAACACAAACATGCAAGGTTTACGTTCATCCTCAGAGATTTTCAAATATATATCAACAGCCTGAAGCGCCTTCTGTCTAAACTGCTCAATTGTTACAACATTGATAACGACAAATCTATTTAAATCAATGCCACGACTTACTAGTAGTGACTTATTAACTGCTGCCTCAGTATCAAAATAAAGGCAATATGCATCGGGATTAGTATCCAAGAAGTTCTTGACAACTGCGAGTGAAAAGAAAGTCTTTCCAGTAGAACTTTCCCCAGCAATTGCAGTGATTTTATTCCCAGAAACACCACCACTGATAGACCCAGATACAAGAGCATTAAGGATGAACGAACCAGTGTCAACGTATGTCTCAGTGTCATCAATATCTGCTGCGAGTTTTGTGTACTCATCACCAATCTCTTTTACAATATCCTTTAAAAAGTCCATCATCCAAAAAATAATTCCAGGTTTACAGTTTTTTCTACATTCCAACCAATAGCGTCAAGGATAACCTTTACAGGTTCTAAGAACGCTTTACTGAATTGTAGGTCATAGTCTATGTACTTGTCAATACCCATTTCATGAGGGAACTCAGAGATAAAAGAAATAACATTCTCTCTGATTGGGTTTTGTTTATTTAAGTATATAAACTTGATTTTATCACCATTATTGATAAGGGAATATTTATTAGTTAAACCTCTTTCTTTCAGATAATGATTATATAGGAGTGCTCCTCTTACATGGATAGGACAACCCTTACCATAGATCGTAGAGTGTGCTTTGTGCTTCTTCACATCAGAGACTGTCCTAGGAAATGCAATCTGCTCTGGAGGCATCCTTCTAAACTTTGCTCTAGCATCATCAATAAAGTCAATCACATCCTCCTCTGTGCCCTCCATCATTAGGTGTAGAGCATCCTTAATCATCTTCCTACACGGAGCAGGTGTAGAGGACTTCACTGCCTCAATGCCCATCATCTTCAGTTTGGGTTCCTCATATCTAACACCTTCACTGTCCCAAACATTGAGAATATATCTCTTCTTAGCAGTCCAAATTCCACGATCAGCAATGTTCTCCCGCTTCATCTGCATCTTTTGATCATATGCATTCACATACGTCGCAAGAGTTTGATAAGAGGATTCGATGAACGGTTCCAACTTGTCCTGACAGATCTGGTCAAGTATCCCCACAAGTTTAGCCTTATTGCTGATATGATCACTAAAAAATTTATTAACGAGAGGTCCAAAATTAATATAGATTGAGTCAGTGTCAGATGCAATGACATAATCCACGTCTTCTGTTTTTAATAGATTATTTAGGTATGCATTCATATGAATCTCAATCCATCTAATAGATGTCTGTCCAGATAGAGTGATTGCTTCAGCATTTGCTAACTTATAGTATCTAAAATACTGGTTACCAATAGCACCATAAGCAGAGTTCAAGGCAATCTTTCTACCCATTTGGAAGTTATTAAACTTAGCAACATCCTTCACTGTCTGATCTCTAAGTTTCAATAGTTCTTTATCAGACAATTTAGAATAGTCTTTATCTGACGTCAATATCTCCTTTTCTTCCTCTTCTGCTGCTCCTCCAATTAGGTAACCCATCAGTTCATTTCCTCAACAGTTCCAATAATCCAAGATCTCATTCCAGTGGCTGCAATCAAAGTTTGAGTATGTTCTACTACCTCTTGTGGTACAACTAAACAGAATCCAATACCAAGATTGAATACATTTCTCATCTCCCCCTCAGCAATATCTCCTGCCTTCTGAATTTTGTTAAAGATTTCAGGTCGTTCCCATGCATCATAGTCAA